CATCAAGGATGACGATCAAAAGCGATGAAAGCAATGTAATTAAATACGAATATACCCCCGAGGGCAAGAATGAACCTATAATTTTCGATTTTGAGGATATCTTTCATCTCCCCGGACTCGGATACAACGGTGTTTCTGGGAAATCGCCCATTCAATATCATAGAGAGGCCATCGGTCTTGGTCTTGCCAGCCAGGAACTTGCTTCAAGATTTTTTGGCAATGATGCCACACCTCCTTTCGTCTTGAAGCATCCCGGGCACCTCGGTGAAAAAGCCTACGAAACCTTGCAAAAAAACTTTCAGAAGACCTACGGTGGCCTCTCTAAGAAGTTTAAATTTGGAATTTTACCTGAAGGAATGTCACTTGAGAAGGTTGGGATCCCCCTTGCTGAGGCACAATTCCTGGAGACACGGCGATTTCAACGAGAGGAGATTTGTGGTATCTACCGTGTTCCACCTCATTTGGTCGGCGATCTTTCCCGAAGCACATTTTCAAACATTGAACAACAATCCCTTGACTTCGTTACAAACTGCATCCGACCCTGGTTAGTTCGTTTCGAACAGGCATTATCTGTTAAATTATTCTCGGAAAGCGACAGAAAGCGGTACTTTACGGAATTCAATGTCGATGGTCTGCTTCGAGGGGACATTACATCTCGTTATGCAGCTTATGCCCTTGGTCGCAACTGGGGTTGGCTCTCGGCAGACGATATTAGAGAAAAAGAAAACCTTAACCCATTACCCGAAGGGCAGGGAAAGGTCTATCTTGCCCCCTTAAACATGGTCAACGCAAAACAATATACCAAGGAAACGGCGGAAATCCCGGCGAAGATCCCTTCTGAAATCGAACAGATTCCCAAGGAAGAGCCAAAAGAAGAACCCAAAGAAGGAGAAACAAAATGATATCTCCGAAAAATAAAGAAGTTAAGGTTCAATGTTATTTGGTCATGGAATCTAATAATTGTTGTAAGGGGATAAGGTTTAAACCTCCGTCCGGGGAGTATGTTGGGATAGAGATGAGACCCCGTGCAATAAAATTAATTAATTCATTATCGAAAGAAGAATTAAAAGAAGGATAATTTTCTTAGAAAAGATGATTCCAGAATATAAATCAGAGGCAGTTAATAAAATTAAAGAGAAAAGTGAAATACTTCGTAAATATTCCGGTGATGAGAAAGTTGAGAAACCCCTGACCGTAAAGGATAAGATAGAATGTGAGACCTGTGGGAAGATTGTTCTCCCTACGGTTAATTTTTGTGAAAGTTGTGGAACGACTTTAAGTATTAGATAAAGAATAGATTTTTAACAAATCCCGATTGCAACGGGATTCCCAATTTATAAGAAATGCCTCAACTCGTACGAGGGGTTGGGGCATTTTCTTTTGGGAAGATGGAAATAATGCCGTGTAAAAAAGGAAAGAAAGGAAAAGGTAAAAAATAGGAGTTTAATATGCCAATACCAAAACCGCAAACAGATGAATCTCAGGACGATTTCGTGGGTCGTTGCATGGGCGATGACGTCATGAAAGAAGAATTTCCCGATAATGATCAGAGATTGGCTGTCTGTTTCCAGACCTATAGAGATAAAGACAAGGAAAGGGGAGGGGACAGCATGAAAAATATTTTAGTCGAGCGACGACGTGATCCTCACGGAGAAGTCCGTGTCGCGGGAGAAACAGATCCCCACTTTGTTGGATACGCCGCCGTCTTTAACGAACTCTCTGAGGAGTTCTTTGGTTTCAGGGAGAAGGTTCTTCCTGGTGCATTTGCCGATTCAATCGGTGTTGACGATGTGAGGATGCTCTTTAATCACGATCCTAACTATGTTCTTGCGAGAAATAAAGCCGGGACACTGAAACTTCGTGAAGATACAAAGGGTCTCTATTTCGAAGCAACTCCGCCTAATACGCAATGGGCAAAAGACCTCTTAGAATCCGTGAAGCGGGGAGATATCTCTCAAAACTCTTTTGGTTTTATTGTTCCAGATGATGGATTTGAGTACGACAGCAAGAGCAAAATCAGAAGCCTAAAGAAAGCAAGACTTCTCGACGTGAGTATCGTCACCTATCCTGCTTATCCGCAGACATCCGTGTCTGTGCGTGGAAATGTTTTTAACTTTCCATCGTCTAATGAATTCTTGATCTCTAAACCCGATCCAGTAGCTGTGGTCACGGATAAAGAAATCAAGATTATTAAAAATAAAGATACATTTTTTCTCGACAGGGGGATTATTGAAGCTGAAGCCCTGTTGGATCGTATAAAAAAATGGAGGAAATAACAGTATGGAACTAACACAAGTTCAAGAAAAACTTTCTCTCCTCAGTCATGAACTGGAGGGAGTTAAATTTACCTGTGAGAAGGAAAGTCGAACCATGAGCGAGGATGAGAAAAAGCGCACCGCTGACATCCTTGATGAAATTGATGCCCTGAAAATTAGGGCCGATGAGATCGAACTCGAAGAGCGCATGAGTGCCTCTTTAGCAAAAATTAAGGAAGTGCGTCGGAAATCTCCTAATGCCGACCTGATCAGACATGACCAGAAAAAAGGTTTCCGTTCGTTCGGAGATTTTTTAATGGCTGTTTACCATGCCGGAATCGGTGGACCAATTGATCCGAGACTTTCTACCCGTGCCGCAACGGGTATGAGCGAGGGAATCCCAGCCGATGGAGGCTTCCTCGTTGACACTGATTTCTCCAAAGATCTGATTCGGAGAACTTATGAGACTGGTTTAGTTATTTCAAGGGCGGATAAGATCGCCGTGGGGCCCAGCTCAAACGGTCTAAAAATCAATGCCGTTGCCGAAACTTCCCGTGTCGGTGGTTCCCGATGGGGTGGGATTCTCGGTTACTGGCTTAACGAGGCAGGAACAAAGACTGCTTCAGCTCCTAAGTTCCGTCAAATGGAATTAAGCCTCAAGAAACTGATCGGTCTCTGCTATGCAACCGATGAGTTACTCCAGGATGCAAGCGCCCTTGAGGGTGTAATTTCTGCTGGATTCGCAGAAGAATTCGGATTTATGTTGGATGATGCCCTGATCAATGGAACGGGTGTCGGACAGCCTCTCGGCATCATGAATGCCGCTTGCCTTGTCGGTATGACACGAAATACCGTCTCTACGATTCATTCAGAGGATATCATCAATATGTGGGCAAGACTCTATGGGAAATCATGGCCAAAGGCTGTGTGGTTCATTAATCAAGATGTTATTCCACAACTTTCTGTGATGGCATTGGCTGACGTAGGTGGTACGGTAAGTGGAACATTAACCTATATGCCTCCTAATGGTTTGAGCCAATCTCCCTATGCAACCCTGATGGGTCGTCCGGTTATCCCTATCGAACAGTGCCAGACCATGGGGACCAAGGGTGACATCATCCTAGCCGATTTCAAAGAGTATTTAGTGATTGATAAGGGGGGAATTCAGAGTGATTCATCGATCCATTTAAGATTCCAATATGATGAGTCCTGCTTCCGGTTCGTTTATCGCATCGACGGTCAACCCAAGTGGAATTCAGCTCTTACACCTTTTAAGGGAAGTAATACTCAGTCTCCCTTTGTAGCCTTGAATACTTAATCTGATATCGGGTCCCGCTTAGGCGGGGCCCGTTAACATAGTAAGGTGATAATGTGATTCTTATGTTGTCAACAAGGAGGTAATTATGCTTTTACCAATGAGCGGAAGTGCGAGAGTTGATTTGGCGATTGTTCCAACATCGTATGCTGGTGCAACTGCACAAACATCTCCATATTATAATATAAAAGACTACAACAAAGTTATTTTTATTTGTGCAGCTGGAAGTATGACTGCATCGGGAGATGTTGCCATGAGATTAGTGCAAGCTCCCACTGCAACGGCTCCGGCTACGGCCTCGGCAATCGGGTTATACACAACCATGAATGGAACCCCTACAAATGCCAGGGCAATTACAAAGGCGATAGCAGTCCAAGTGTGCGGGAGTTCAGACGGAATGGATGACCTCGGTCTTGAGACATTGACCATCAATGGTGTGGCCTATACTTTTCAAACAAGTTCCAGTGGAGCGACCGCCCCAACGACTGCCGATTTTGCCGCAACGAGATTGGTTTGCGCATCAAGTGGTACAGCTCTCAATACAAATGTAGTAGCGCCGTATGAGATATTAAATCATTTAGCTGCCTATATCAACCATGCAACCTATGGAGTGACAGGTCTTACTGCTACGGTCTCTGCCGCAAGTTCCTATCTGACTATTACCCAAGATCCGCCAGGGGATCAGCAGGTTATTACAATTAGTTTATCAACATCGTCGCTACAGGTTTTCCCGACTCAGATGATTGGATATTTAGAGGTTGATGGAAGC